GAGCCGATTGTGCATCACTAAATGCATTACTTGCATCAGTGATTGCTTTCTGAGCGTAACTTTGTGCATCGTTTGCTATATTATCAACATGCCCAATCGTTTCATCTAGGCTTGTAAACCCAGCATTTTCAACGGCTGTGTTAATCTCGTTAACCGCATCATCTGCGACTTTCTTAGCTTCGTCAATATTTTTCTTTTGTTCTTCAATGGCGTCTGCGTTTTTCGTGGTGTCGGAAGTGTCCATAACCAATTCCCATGCCTCGCCATTCCAAACTAAAATTTGAGATTCGCCTGTTAGGCTCGGGTGGTCACGAAACCATGTATCGCCTACTTTTTTACGGTCGGGCTCAACGTTTCCATAAAAGTTTGTGTTCTTACCATCCGCTGAACTTCTTGCTTCGGTTATCTCGCCACGCACATTCTCTAAATCGCTAGCTACATTATTTAAAGCGCTATTGATTTGACCTTGTCGTTTGGTGCTTGGTGTGTGGACAACGTCTCCAATTTCAACTTGCGTTTTATCATCATTCTTACGGTTCCGTTTGACTTTCCGAACACGCGTTTCATAGTGCATGTTTAAATCATGTCTGTGGATTGTGACTGTGTCGCCAATACCGGTTGCCCCAATATTAGCCACGGTTGCGCTAAATAATACTTTCGGACGTGCGCGGACTTGTAATTCTTGCCATGTTTGATTGATTAAAATATTTGCATCTTCGGTATCATTAAATTCAACAACGCCCACGCGTGGTATGTTGCCCCCGCTAATCAATTTTACGCCGTATTCGTCGGTGGCTTCGGGCAGTTCGATATATTTCTGACCTAGCGGCTTATCCACCGGGTCGCCGTTATCGGTTGACCACTCAACATCTTCAAATGTTAGTTTGCGTCCGTAACCGGCTTGTCCGCCTTCATTATCGTCCGCGCTCGATACTTCTTCCCCTTTTCCACGCCCAATCAATGCCGTATATAGCTCGTTAGACGATGTTTCGCGTTTGACAGTCAAAGCATTGGTGCCATAGTTAAATCGTTTGAGTGTTCGATTTCCTAGCTCTCGATAGACTTCTATCCACTTGTCCGTAATTTCATTACCGCTGATTTCAACCTTAAACGTAAACTCAATATTCAACATTTCTTGCAGTTGTTTCAAAGCGTCTTTGACGCTCACGTAATAGAAGTTTGTCGTAACATTCGGTAGGTTATCGTCCATATAGCCTAGTCGCCAATCGCTGTTTTCCAGTAATTCGTTGAGTGTTCTATCCAAAGGTCTGTTTTGTGGACGTAAATCTTCAATAACAACGCCTTGTAGCTCATAAGGTGCTATCTGTACGCCCTCAAACTCTGTGGCGTTGTCCGGTACGATTTCGTTGATTATACGGTACATATCAAAGCTATTATCGTTACCATCGTAACTTTTAACGGCCATGTACTGCGCATCAAATAACCGCTCGTCATTTTTCAGACGAACGCTTAATATATCCTTCATTAAGCTTCCGTTTTCTGGTAGTTCCTGCGTTTGAATGACGGAGGCAATGGCACTGTCACGCACAATTTTAATAACCTCTTGTTCGCCATTTAAAAAATAAATCATAGCCATCGCTCCCTCATTTCTAATGTAATATCTCCTTGCGGACTAGTAATTGTACCGCCTTGTCTAAGCAAAAAGTTTTCCAAATCACTTTGCAAATCGATCATATATGTTGATTCTACATCGTTTACAGTCATACTCACTTCTTCTTTTTCAAACTTAATCACTACTTCACTTCCTGCATTAAACGTTCCCGTTGCGGTTATGCGCTCGATGCCGTTTGTGACTTCGATATTGTTTGTCGTTTCTGTAATATCTAAAACGATTCTTTCGGGGAGTGTTTCGTAAAATGTATCAATAGTAACTCCACCATCCGTCACCACGACTGCACTTTGTTTATAAGGATTGTCACAATAGATTTGAAACGTGCTAACAATTGAATTGCTGTCATCAGGTGGTACTTCCATCGTCCCCAATTGACCGTGATAAACCGTATTCGGTTCATCTCGGAAGGTAACTTGTACTTCTCCATTCGATGTGAGCATTTTCCTCATTTTCTTAAACTTGTTTTGAAATTCTGTGTTATTTTTTGTTTTCAATGCGTATGTGATTGTGATTACTCGATGTGGTAAGCGATCATCAATTGTTATTGTTCCTTCGTGTGTATTCTCGGAAATTAACTCTTGACTAATTGTTTCACGGCCACTCACTTTTAGTGTACGGTAACCTTCAATTTCGTTTTCTAGATACTTGCCATTAAAATTCATTGCCACAGAGGGCAATTGATTGCTTACTGGTGTTACTTCTGTTGGCTGTCTAAATTCCACTCAATCGCCCCTTTCTAAAATTGCATTTCTAAGTCTGTTAGTTGTCCTTGTTTGCCGGATATATCTTCTACAAACGCGGTAAATTCGTTGTTTCCTATGCGTAAGTTAATGCTTGCCGGTTGATTGCCAGACATGTTGTTGTTCATCTCGTGATTTACTTGCCCATTCATCATCGGCATGTCGACGTCTAACGTACTGTTCATTGCATTTTGGATGTCATCCTCGCCTGAGTAAATCCCTTTAGCGATTTGCTCTGTAATTCCATGCTTATGCAAACCAGCTAATGGAGATGATTTGTCTTTAACTGGTGACCACGGGATCATGTCTGTTATCCCGGAAAATATTCCTGAAACTGAACTTTTTACTTCTTCCCATTTTCCAGTGATTCCACTTGCAATATTACTGATGATACTCCCACCAGCATCTTTAAATTTGTCAAAGAACCCAGTTACTGTATCTAGCGCCCCTTGTATTCCTTCAGAAACGCTTGCTTTTACATCTTCTATTTTGGTGCTTACGGCTGTTTTAATGCCTTCCCATATCTCGGAAACCTTATTTTTAATTTGATTCCATTTCGCATCCCAGTCGCCGAAGATAGCATCAAGGACACCGACGATTATGGCTTGAACGCCTTTAATCGCACCTTCAACAGACGCTTTTATTATATCCCAGATACTAATGAGAATATTCTTGATCGAGTTCCACACAGCATCCCAATCACCGCTGATTATTCCCATAACTAAACTAATCATGTTCATAATGGCGTACATCGTGTTATCAATGATTGTTTGAACGTATGGCATAACTGCTTCGATGACACCCGACACGATATTAAAGCCAGCTGTCACAAACTCACCAATTGCTGTCATTACTTCCATAAACGTGTCTGCGATTTCGTTCCAGACAATGCTGATTGTTTCGCGTATTAATTCGTTATTTTCTTGGTACCAATCAGATATTGGTTGCCAAATAGCGTTGATAATATCGCCAATCGCTGTAAAAATAACAATGAAAAACTCTGATATAGCTGTCCAGACTTGATTGACGATGTCAAAAAAGCCTTGTTGATTCTCTGCCCACCATATTGAAAGCGTGTCGAATACCATATGCAAAACTTCTGATATAATCATTGTGACTTCCTGGAAAATTAATTGAATATTCGTCCATATTTCCTGTACCTTGGTCCTAAATTCTTCGTTCGTGTTGTACAAATATACAATCACACCTGTTAAAGCTGCGATTGCAGCAATTGCTATACCCACTGGACCAGTTAAGAAACCAATAATTTTAGAGAATAAACTAACTTCGCCAGCTGTACCCGCAAAGAACTTGCCAAGTGCTGATACACCCAAGCCCATTTGTCCAATTATCATGAGGACTGGACCGATTGCGGCGGCTAAAACCCCTATAATTCCTATCACTTGTTGAATGGTTGGGTCTAATTGCCCAAACCATCGGATGACTTCTGTAACCCCATCGATGATCGCGCGTATTGGACCTTCTGCCATTTCGAAGAAGGCTATTGCTACATCTTCAGCCGCTGATTTCATGGCTAGTAACGAACCTTGCATATTATCGTCCATTGTATCGGACATTTCTTGCGCAGCTCCACTCGAGTTATATAACTCGCCTTGTAAATTAACTAAATCATCTGTTCCGGCATTTAGTAAAGTGTTAACACCTTTCAACGAGCGTTGCTGGAAAATTCCAGACAGCGCAGCGTTTCTTTGTTCGTCGTTCATGCCTTGCGTGGCGCTTTCCACATCTTGCACAATGTCCACCATCGAACGCATGTTACCTTCTGCGTCATAAACAGACACCGAAGCGTCGCCAACGGCAACAGCTCCATCTTCTGCTGATTTTTGTAAGTCCATAAACATTGCGTTTAACGCTGTACCCGCCGAACTTCCTTTGATACCATTGTTGGCAAGGATACCTAACACGGCCGACGTATCTTCAAGACTTCCACCCGCTGCTGAAGCAGCAGGACCTGCCATTTTTAGTGCTTCTGACAATTGTTCTACGTTTGTGTTTGAGTTTGATTGCGCGGACGCAAATATATCTGATGCTTGCGAAGCATTCTCCGCTTCGATACCGAACATACTCATCATATCCGTTACAATATCTGATGCTGTCGCTAATTCTAATTGCCCTGCTGTTGCAAGGTTTAAAACACTTGGTAATGCATTTGCCATCTCTTCAGTTTCCCAGCCGGCCAGGGCCATGTAGCCTAAACCATCGGCAGCTTCACTTGCACTATATCTAGTTGTCGACCCCATCTCACGAGCAACGCCTTCTAACACTTCCATTTCGTCTGCAGTTGATCCAGAGATGGCTTGTACTTTACTCATACTCGTTTCATACTGCGAACCTACGGCCATAGCAACACCACCTAGTGCCACAATCGGGGCAGTCACTTTTTTTGTGAGTGTTTTCCCGGTGTCTTTTAGTTTGCCACTAGCGTCCTTGAGACTTTTGATGGAATCTTGTGCACCACTAATCGCCTTTTCAAAGTTATTTACGCCGGTTGCTTTAAGAACGGCTTCTAAAACATATTGTTCATTCATTCATGTCCTCCTCTCTAGGAGTTTGCTTGTAACATTATTTTTTCTAGTTTTGATAATTCTTTTTTTTCTTTTTTAGGTTTTATAATACTACTGACTCGCCCTTCATAATCAAAGAACTCGCTAAAATTCTTATAAATCGGCACAGTCTTTTTCCCTCGTTTTTTGGTCGCCTGCACTTGTTGATTCATCCAAGCAGATAAGTGTATCTCATACTCTCTGTCCACACGTTTTAATTGCTCCGCTTGTATCATCAACGAATACTCTCGTGGCGTTAGTGCTTTAGCTTCCTTTTCTGACTGTTTCCCTAGATAACGGAAACAATTCAAGTAAAACTTTTCCCACGTTACGCTTGATTCTTCATGTATTCGCCCATCAGCTTGTCCATCTTCTTCAATGTCGCTGTGAGCATTGGTGCTTTTTTTATTTCAGCAATAATCTCGTCAAACAATGGTTCTAAACTTTCATTTTCAATCGCATAGTTTTCAACAAACTCCTTGATGCTGTCTTTTGACACCCCATCAGTCGCTGCATAAACAACATCCACTAACGTTGTGGGTGAATAAGTACGCTCTAGTAAGCCTAGTCCTACCGATAAACCTACGCCCATATCATTCGCTCGGTCATCCGTGGCAAAGCGCTTGTCCATTCGTTCGATAAACTCAAAGCTAAACTTTAAATCTACTGGTTTGTCATTAATTTCTAATCTCATAATGTCCTCCTAATAAAAAAGAGGGGATTTCTCCCCTCGTTAATTAAACGCCTGTTTCTTCCATTGGTTGTACAAACTCACGTTCTTCATCGATTGATTGAATAATCGATGATAATTCAGGCGTTACATCAACGTCTCCTGAGATTGGTCGTCCAACGATTGAAAAATCGAGCGTAATCTCTACGTTCCCGTCAACCGGTGCTGAACTTGATAAGTCTGTTAGGTTACAAAGAGTGTACTCGCCCGGAATTGTTGGGCCTTCTTCTACATCGGTTGTTTCGAGTTCCCAAACTTCCACCTTCCGAGGGTTGCGTTCGCGAATAATTTCTTTTAACTCAGTAATGGTTTGCCCACCTTGCTCAGCTAATGCCGTCAAACTAAAAGTACCCTCGTACGCACCTGCCGACGATGTCGAACCGTCTTTCGTTTCCGTCACTTCATAATCTCTTGATTCAGATAACTCATGCTCTGATTGATAAGGCACTTTCCAAGCGTTGCCCGCTTCGCCCTCAATTCTAAACAAGAGAATCTTTTCAACTCCTGATAGTGTTGCCATTTGTTTATCTCTCCTTTATATTCTGATGTCTGTTTCTAGTATTCCGTGCAATAAATCTGAGCCTGTTGAGTTATCTGGGAGTATTTGTGTGGATATATCCTCGCCATCCACACCATATTCACGAATGATGGACAACTCAATCTCACTCATCATATCCGATAATGTGCCACGTTTTTTCCAGTCGTTATGCCAAACATGCACGGTTGTTTGCACATCTTTATTTCGTTTACTTTTATTCGTGCGCACGTTCTGACTAAATTGTTCTCCCAATACAACAAAAGGATACTTCGCTGCCTGTGGCAAATAATCATAAACGGAATACCCTAGCTCTAAGTCAATATTTTTTCTTAATTCTGTGTATATTCTTTGTTCGGGTGAAATCTGTATCACCTACTTTTTCATTAGTCGCGCTAAGTCGTTCTTAAATTTCTCGCGTTGTTCATATAAGCTTGGTCTCAAGTAAGGTTGGGCGGAATTAAAACGGGTACCCCACTCAACATAAGGCGCATATTCCATGGAAGCCCCCACTATTGCAGTCAACCCACCATCCGACATTGACATACCGATTGAACGTTTCAACGCTCCTGTATCTACCGGCACTTTACGCATAGCTTTTCGTTGCATTTCTGTGCCGTTTACTTTGACAACGTTCTGTACATCCGATAGTGTGGCCAAACGTTTCAAACGTTTTTCCAAAGCGTCCGTCCCAGTTATTTTCATGAGCGCTCACTCACTTCAAAAGCTTGTTTGTGTCGAAACTCACGGTTCCTAGCCACGTCATAAATGTTGCCGTCATATTCGATATGATCGAATGGTTTTCCATACTTGCTTCGTAATCGAATAGTCAACGCCCCTTGCTTTACGGCGCCAAAAATTAACGTCTGGCGCTCCGTACCCATATCCGATACATTCGCCCACACTTCATCTTTATTCGGCTCAGTCGTTACATAATTGCCTGTATCGTAGTCGTATTCATCTTTGCCTTCTTTGACGAAGTAAATCTTCTTATCGTATCTCATCTATATGAAGTACACCACCCCGGGCTTACGCTTGTCTTCATCATCTGATTTCAAGCCGTTCAAGTAGTCTTCAATCTTTGCTTCGTAAGGCGTTAAAGGGTCATCACCATCTTCATACGTTACCGAATGCCCTTCTACACTCTCAGACTTCATACCTTCTGAACCGATACGGTTAAACCTGCGAATGGTTGCTTCGTCCACGATGTATTCCAGCTCAATCGGAACCTCAGTTGTTTCTAAACGATGCAACAATCGTTCCGCTATATTGTTATAAATAACCTCCACTTGCGGATTGTCGCCTGTTAAACTCTTTACATATTCAAGGGACATTTAATCACCCTTTTCTGCTTCGATTGCCTCGTCTTTTCCTTGTACACGTTCGCCGTTTGATAATTCATACCAACCGCCGCCAACGTGTTTAGGGAAGTCTTGTTTATCTTCTTCATCAACAGAAACCGGCTCTTCACGAACCGGCTTCTTCACTTCATTTCCCTTGTGTCGCCTTAAAAGTAAACTCATTTAGTTCACTCCTTACGCTACTGCGCCTTGTTTAACAACTTTAGTTTCGTCGTATAGGTAAGCGCTGAAATGTTGATCGGCTGTAATAACCGTTGTTTTATTAACGATGTCGCGATCTGTTTCAACTTGTGCATCACGTTTAAGAACTAATGCCAATGCACCTTGGGCAACTAACAGACCTTCACCATCCGCAATTTTGTTAGATGGTACGACTTGCACACCTAGCACGTTGAAGTTTGCACCAGTAATTAAGTTGTTTGCCATAACATCTGAACCTGCGCCGATTCCTCGTGCATCAGCTAAGAGTGTATTTGCATCAGCTGGCGATAAGACGACTGCTGAGTCTGCTGGGTTTTCTAAACCTAAGACGTTGATTGCCTCAGTTAATCCAGCAACGCTCGTTAAGTCTTCTGTTGTTTGTGTTGCACCTTGTGCTGCTTCGATTAAGTCATTGTCTACCTTGTCAGCGATTGATGCCAATAGTTGGCGGTTCGCCTCTCCAACTGGGTCGCCTAGCCCAGATAAAGCAGCCTCATCAGTGATTTCCACACCTTTTCCTGCTTTCTTCACTTGGACGCCTTTTTGCGTTTGAGACATAGCGTCTAGTGGGATTGGTTCGCCTTCCGCGACATCTTCGGCCGCTCCGATATAGCTCCACGCTGGGAAGTTGAGTGTTGAACCAGGCTGTCCCACCAAGTCAGTATTTACTGTTGCTAATGGTGAGAAACGAATTGCATTTGGTAGTTCAGCCGAGATTACATCTGCGAACACCTCTGGATCGATTAAGTTTGATAGTTGTGTTGCCATAATTTATCATTCTCCTTTTAATTTGTTATATAGTTTTTCGTCTTTTTGTTTGAGCGCCACTCGCTCCGAGTAGCCCATCTTGTTAAATTGCTCTTGCGTAACCGTTTGATTTGCGTTGACGTTTGCTTTTGGTGTACGTCCAGACAATGCTTTTTGTACGCCTTCTTCTACCTTCGCATTGACAATCTCCACAAATGCATTCACAGCCTTTTGCGTACCTTCTGCATCGCCTTTCACGACTAATTGAAGCACTTCATCGTCAGCTTGAATTTCATGCTCAGATAGCATTTTAGACGCTTCTTTGCTCAGCGAATAAAACTGATCTCTTCGCTTATATTCTTCAAGCTCTTTTTCAAGTTGCTCACGCTCGTATTGTTCTTTTTCTTCCGCATTCATTTTTGCTAGCTTTTCAGCCTCTTCAACGGCCTTCTCACGAGCTTTCTTCTCTCGTGCAACGCGTTGCTGTACAATTTCTTCTAATTCTTCTTGTGTGTACGTTTCTTCTTCCGGTTGCTGTTCAGTAGATTCTTGAGCGTCGACTTCCTCTTGTTCTACTTCCTCAACAACTTCTGTTTCTTTGATTTCTTCTGCCATAATTAACACTCCTACTCGTTTAAAGTCCGGCGACTATATACTCACGAATCAGTTTTACGCCGTAAATCGCGGATGTGGGCAAAATAAATAGCCACCTGCTTAGTAAGTGACTGTTAATACATTTCAATTCTATTTATGATTTCTTTCGCCTGTTCTACATCGTTTGAAACTTGATATACTTCATAATTTCCTTGATAACCCGAAGTAAATTCAACTAACTCAATAAAGTCTTTCGCTTTCTCCTCTGTGTCGAAAGAACCGATAACGCCCACTGGAAAATATGGGTTAAAGTTAGGTTCAAAAGTAACAACGTATTGCATGGGGGCACCTCCAATAAAAATAGCCACCACTCATTGAGTGCTGACTTGGTTTATATATTTAATTAAGATACTGCAAGGTTTTTCTCCATGCTGACCCCCTCCTTCCCTATTTGTTTTCAGTCGGTAAATAGATATTCAAGGTTATCAGCTCCTTTACAGATATAAATTACACGTACTTATACATCTCCGGCTCATACTCGCTATATTCCACCATTAAAAAGCGTTTATGCGCACCTACAAAGCCATTATCCTTATGCCATTGGTCTGTGGGGTTCCGTGTGGGATTTTGTCGTATCAGTAAGCCGTTCATATCAACTACATGCTCATTGTGGAAATGCCCGGTTAACACTTCACGAGAAAACACACCTTCTTTGCCCCATAACGTACTGTATTGCGTGGCATAAATCATTGGATAATCTTTCTTGTTTTTCTTGACACCATGTGTAGCACCGATGAAGTTATGACCCAATAAAGTAGCTTTAAACATCTCTTGTGCGCTGTCGATATGTAATCTGTCTTCTTTCTGATAGACACGCTCTAAAGCCTTCATAATCGTGTGGCCGGTCGTTGTATCATGATTCCCCGGTATATATAGTAACTCGGTTTCCATGGCGCTATTTAACGCCTTATCGATAAGCATATCCAAGAAATCATAAGCATCTTCCCACGCTTGCGTGAGGTCAGTCGTTTCTAATTGCGTACCTCTAGCGGTAGTTGATTGATGATTGTCCACATGGAGTAAGTCGCCACCGGAAACCAATAAAATCTTGTTAAACTCATTATTGTCTAAATAGTGAAATATTTTACCTAGCGTTTCATCATAATCACTCACTCCGTCAAAGTGTGGGTCGAATAGATTAATCGCTGCATATTTATCCACACGTTCAGGGATATAATTAATGCTTAATTCTCTAGGCTTAACTTTTCCGGCTAACCGTTCGCCAATTTCTTCAAAGTTTACGGAATCCTCTTTTGGTTCAGCAACAATCTTGGACTGGAAGTTGTAGTATTGATCGCCTCCACCTTCAGTCATCGTCCACTCGTTACTTGTCACAGTACGTATTTTAAACTTCTCTGGATCGAATGCGTGTAACTCTAGTAATTCATCATCAGTCAGTGTTTTCTTCTCACGCATCTTCCGTTTAATCTCGGAAGTAACTTCGCCCGTACGTCTATCTTCGGTACGCTTATCAATAACCTCTTTTACGGCATCGGTTACCTTTTCTTCTTCTCGTATCTCGCCAAAGCGTTCGTGTTTCTTCGCAAAGGCTCGTACGTTTTCGCCGTCTGTTTCATAGATATCGCCTACTTGCTTCCATGTTGCCCCTTGTTTCCTTAGTTTTATAATTAAATCAATATCATATTTCAATTAGTCTGTCCACCTCCTACAATCCTCTGCTGGTTAAATCTGCTTCGAATGCGTTTCGGTCTACAACAGGAGCGAATGAGCAGCGACAGTGTGGATGGAGAGGTATTTCTGCCTCTGGGTTATCAACCGACATAATTTTTCCGTCGTATTCCCCACATTCATCACAATGTCCAGGTTCTGCGATCCACTCCATCTGTGTAATGCCATAATCTTTATAACTTTGTTTTTGTGTTTCTGTTTGTACCCTCGCACTTTCCGTTATCGCAATACGTTCGGCCGCATACTTTTTGTTACCAAACTCTTTACTTACTAAATCGCGTAAATCTTTACCGGCTTTTCTCGGATGTTGTCCACGAATCAGTACATCATCAAGGACATTCTCTAACTCGTTACGCAATGCTTTTTGATTGCGCCATATACGCTCGCTAAAGTCTGTACCTTGAAAGTCTGCCACAACTAACTGCCTAGCCACACGATCTAAACTGTCAGGGATGGTCTCGCCTAAAATACCGGCTTGTCTTCGATATTCCTCAACCGCCTCATCAGTCAATCGTGCAGAAAGGAGCTTATCTTCTTCATCAGCTAGTGCGACAGTTTCCAAATGGATGTTATGATTCAGTAATTCTAATCTAGACATACGCATCCTTGTATTGTATGCCCGCAATTCTTCATTGGCTCGTGGGCTGAAATTTCTTTCCTGTACGTAACGCTTGGCTTTGTCCTTAAATGCCTCTACGTCCATTTTATCCACACGTCTGCGTGCTTCCGCCATGGACACCTCGTCACGAGTAGCAAAGCTTGTTAATTCCGCTTGTATTTCCTTGTCAATCTCACGTTGTGCACGAGTATAGATGCGTTCAAGCTCTTTGTTATATTGTGCGTCCGTGTTGAATTGTTGCCGGATGTGCTCGAGTTCTTCATTTCGTCTTGCCCAGTAGTCACTCATACTTACTCACCCATTTCAAAATCATACATCGGCGCCGGCTCGTTCTCTTCTTCAATCGCTTCTATCTCAGCTTGTGGGTCATCCACAGCGCTCAACATTTCTAACTGCTTACGGTGGGAGATGATGCCCTCCAGTGACTGAACAGTTTCAGCCTCGTCTGCGTTGTTCGCAGGTAGGTTTCTCGTCCAATTGTAATTGATGCCTGCATGCTCATCCGCTAAATTGCTAGGAACGTTTGTTTGCACGTTGAACACCATGGCAAATAACGTTTCTAACCCTTGTTGGAACTTGCGCTCTTTGTTACTAGCCAAGTTTTTCATTGGTTGCAGTTGCATCTCTAACGCAACCCCTGAAGAATTGCCTAAGCCTGCAAACTCCGTATCATTCAAATTGACAACGGAAGACGTTTGGTAAATCAAGCGTTCCATACGGTTCAATACGTTCTCTTGCGTTGCATCGGCATCAGGCTTGGTTAAGAACTCAACCGTTACTTTCTCTGCCATGTCGCCTGCTAGGTTAATGATGCGGTTGTCTTTCAGGTGGGTAAGTGAATCATCATCTAACTCAGCACCTAATACCGCTAAATAACTATCGCTAAAGTATTCAACGTCGTTCACTTTCTCAGATAGTGTCTTGTTAAACGCGTTAATCAACGGCTCAACTGGTTCAATCAACGATTGCCGTTCTTCATTCTCGACGAATTCGATGATTGGCATGCGCCCATAAAACAATGGATGCCCATCGCTTAACGACAACTTGTTGCCCTTGAGTGTGAAATCATAGGCTTCATCATCTGTAAACAACTGTCCTTTGTAGTAGCTACCGTCTTCGTCTAGTGTGTACCGTATGCCGTACAAACTGCTCGGTCTGATTTCGTCTGAGTAAATCACAAACATATCGAACGGATCGTTATAAACGACTTCCGTTTTTGAGTCTTCGTTCTGGTATAAAAATAAATAACCATGCCCATAAATAGACGTGGTCTTCGCTAGTTCATTCATTACGTTGTCCATACTGTTCCCTTGCCAAAAGTCTTGCAGTAATTCATTTACGTTATCGCTATCGTGTGCCACGCGCACAGGGATACCGTTGAAAAAGCCGTTGAACGTATCAACGAGGTATTTCCCAAAGTTAACAGGCACTCGGTTGTCGGGCTTCCACAATTCCTTGTCTTCCGCATCTAAGATAGGTGGCTTACTTAAATACTGGTTCTTCAATTCTTCATAGCGTGTTTTTTCTAATTCGTGTTGCTTGATAAACTCGCTCAGTGCCTCGCCTGTCAGCTCTTTATCTCTGTCATATCTGAACAAAATATCACTCCTTAAATTCCGTGTTTAAATAGCTGTACTTTTAAATTACTCTGCGTTTCTCTTAATAGACTTGCCAAGCTATCCGGCGCATCATCGTGTTCAGCGTTTTCTGTGTACTCTAAAACTTGATTAATATAATCTTTGTCCGTTCCGTCAATAAAAATAATATCCGCCCAATGCTTGCGCAAATGAGTGGATATCTTAATAAATTTATTTTGTTTTTCGTGGTAGGTTTTAGCCGGTAAGCCTATATCGTCAAACTGCTTGCTTAAATAGCCTTTGTCCGCGTTTGATTCATTGTGGATACTACCCGCGCGGTAATGTTCATGATATTGTGCGATTTCACTCAGGCAATCATCAACATGCTTTTCCCACAATTGACCAAAGACGTATATTTTTCCGTCTGGTTGCTTTTTGGCTATTGTAAAGGCTGTACCATCTTCGCCACCATAAGACGCATCTACATGCGCTAAACCGTTATAGATAAGCTCTGTATTACTAC